TTTGAATTCTTACGCAATCTACGTGGCTTTGCACGTAGAAATATGTTGACCTTTGACACACGCGACATCACACGCAGTAACCTAAATATCAATGCTATCAAACAACAAAGCAAGTCTGACTCGGCCTACACTTCCGGCGAAGTCAATGTTGCTGAAAGTGTAGAACAGGTGATCAACGAAAGCATGTACGGATCACGCATCAACAGCTACGAAGATCGCGGCCCAGTTACCATACGTGTCAAGCACACGGACTTCATTGATCCAGAAAAGCGCGGCGCCCGTGCTAGAAAAATTGAAAGCATTTATCTTGAAACACACCGTGGTGAGCGTTTCTTGATGGACCATAACAACTTGGACTATGCCCGTGCTCAAGCTCGTCACATCAGCGAAGGTGGCGTACTACACGATGACCGAGGACAACATATCTCTGAGCTCATGAAAGAAATGGCCAGCATGCGACATTTTGTTGCAGGTGCTCGTCGTCGACAATTTGAAGATCGTGAAACACAAGACATGGTTCACAGTGCCCTAAAGCACTACGATCAAGACAAACGTATGTTACGTCAAATGCGTGGCGCTCGCGGCTATCGTGCTTATTTTGAATCTTGGATTCCCGAAGCTCCGGTAGAATCCACAGTGGATGTGGATCGATTGCGTGAACGTTTTGTTAAGAAGATCTACGACGATCGGTTCAATGAAGCACTGCCATACGTGTATCGTGCATACCAAAAAGAACAGGTAGCAATGGAAACTGCCATGGCAGAAGAATTTGCCACGTGGGCTAACCAAGTTGATGAAGATACTTGGGACACACCCGACACCAATGATGAAAATTACGATCTTGACGAGATCATGAAGACTCCGCTGGAAGTAGGACAAGATGGTCTAAATGCCATTGCCACTATGACCGACATCATTGGTGATGAGGATTTAGAACGCGAGTTCAAAGAACTTGCTGACGAACAAGGTCCCGAAGCTGATGCCAGGGTTAAAGTTTTGTCTTGGCTAGATGAATACAGTCCAGAATTGGCCGCCAAGTATCGCACAGCACTACAGCCACCAGCGACACCAGAACAACCACCTGTGCCAAATCAAACTGTGGCACCTGCTACTCCTGTTCCTCAAATACAACCCACTCAAGAAAGTGTAGACAGTCTAGCCCTTATAAGAATGTTGGCTGGCTTGAAATAAATCATGCTACCCGAATGGGCAGGAACCAAACAAATCGGTCGTTGCCGTATACTATACGGCGGGTTTGATCCTCAATGGGCCGCAGGTCAATTAGAACGTGAAGTTGTTGATCAATTGGCGACGTATATATCAGACAAATATCCTGAACAATCAACAGCGATAGTGGTACCAAATTGGTATGAGTATCAAGCGGTCCAAGACTGGATCAACCAAATACCTGCAACAGTTATAGCCTGTAGTCTTACTGATCCTTTAAGCCAGGTATGGTCAACAGACACAAGAATTTTTGGTTACGGCAATATCAAATTTGATTTCTGGGCAGTGGCTTGCCTACGCAATTTCAAACAATACCGATACCAAGAATTGTTACCAACTCAATTTGATTTTTTGTTTTTGAATTATAACCGTAAACCTCATACACACAGGATAGAACTGGTAGAAGCTTTTGAGCAGGCAGGTATAATCAATCTTGGTTGCACCACACTAGGAGGATCTTCATACACAGTCAACGATGTAGACGCAGATTATCTCAACACTGGTGCCCGTGACGTAGTTGGCGATATAGGAATACCCAACGACATATACAGTCTCGGCCGCCTTGACATTTGGCAACGATCTTTCATTAACATAGTCAGCGAGACACAGTTCGACAGTACCAGCACATTCGTTAGTGAAAAAACTTTCAAACCAATCATAGGACTGCGTCCGTTTGTCATCAACGGCAATCCACAAATATACACATGGTTACAGTCTGCAGGCTTTGATTGCTTTGAAGACATATTTCCTGTGCAACAACTGATTCGGTCTACCAACACAGCACACAGTCATAAATTAATAGTAGATGCGGTGCAGTCCATCAAGGACAAAGACCCAATGAAAGTGTACCTGCATTTGCTACCCCGCTTGATCAACAATCAAACTCATTTCTATGAATACGCCAACAGTCAACAGAATATCCCATATAATCTCGACGCAATTCTTTGACGATGTTATGGTTACAGTTGAAGATTTGGTTTTTGTTAACTTAGATTGGTTAACAAATCGCAACTATCAATTTGAAGGCATGAACGAGTTCTTGTACACCATTGGGCAACATCGCAATCACACACTAATATTCTTAATCAGAGACGGAGCGAATGCCAAACTCACTGGCATGACCGAAGTGATCAAAAAAATCATAACGGATCTACAACTTGATTCAGAATCCTGTTTCATCTATGGCTACGAAGATTTACACATACCCAAGACCACCTATCTACCCATGAATGCTGTGAGTATGTGGTCCGGATTGACCTACCGGGTGATCAAAGATCTTTCCTTGTCGGGTAACCAATTTACCAAACGATTCTGTGCCATGTATGGAAGATTTGATATGTTTAGACTAAAGTTGTACCGACATCTTGCAACGCATCACAATGATACCAGTTTGTTAAGTTTTAATAGTGGTGCTGTACACTATAATCATAGATTCGCACAATACTTACAAGATGATTATGATTGGTTTGCTCAACACGGCAGTCAGGTCATTGACTACCAGTCAGGTTATGGTTCGGTGCTGTATCAAGACGCACTCAGTCAACTTCATCAACACTACCAAACATACTTTTTAGAAGTTGTTGCGGAAACTGATGTACACAGCAATCGTTTCTTCACTGAAAAAACCGTAAAAAATTTTTATCTGGGCAAACCATTTATTTTATTGAACGGACAGCATAGTCTACGCTATCTACACAGTCTTGGATTCCAAACCTTTGCACCTTGGATAGATGAAAGTTATGACAATCTGTCCGCAGTCGGTGATCGTTTGGCAGCGATCACAACCGAAATTGACAGACTGTCCAAGTTATCCTTGGGGCACCTACAACAACTACACACAGAGATGCAGCCGGTGTTCGAACATAATCGAAAACATTTCGAACAAATATTTTAATTTTTCTGTTGACATCATAAATACATTTGTTATACACTAGCAGGGTGCTAGAGTATATCTAGGCATTTAAAGACCATCTTAACTTATAAAGGAAATCATCATGGCAACATCTTTAGCAGAAATTCGCGCAAAACTACAAGCTCAACAAGGTCGCGGTCAAGGCGGCGGTCAAAGTCAAGGCGATAACGCCATTTACGCTCACTGGAACATTGCAGAAGGCTCAACAGCCCGAGTACGCTTCCTGCCTGACGCAGACAACAAAAACTCATTCTTCTGGATCGAACGTGCAATGATCAAATTGCCATTTGCTGGCATCAAAGGTCAAGCAGACAGCAAGCCTGTTATTGTACAAGTTCCTTGCGTTGAAATGTGGGGTGACGCTTGTCCAGTGTTGGCCGAAGTACGCACCTGGTTCAAAGACCCAGCATTGGAAGATATGGGTCGTAAGTACTGGAAAAAGAAATCATACTTGTTCCAAGGCTTTGTGCGTGACAATCCTCTCAGCGATGACAAGACTCCTGAGAATCCAATCCGTCGTTTCATCATCAGCCCACAGATCTTTAACTTGATCAAGAACGCCCTGATGGATCCAGACATGGAAAACTTACCAACTGACTACACAGGTGGTCTTGATTTCAATGTCAAGAAAACCAGCAAAGGTGGCTATGCTGACTACAGCACCAGTACCTGGGCACGTAAGGAGTCAGCATTGACCAGCCAAGAACAAGGCGCCATTGATCAATTTGGTTTGTACAATCTCAGCGACTTTTTACCCAAGCGTCCCGGCGAAGTTGAATTGAAAGTCATCAAAGAAATGTTCGAAGCAAGTGTTGACGGTCAGCCATACGATCCAGATCGTTGGAGCCAATACTTCAAGCCTGCGGGCTTTGGTGGCAACGATCGTGGCGACTCTGCACCAGCAGTACCCAGCCCATCTGCCACAGCACCAGCACCCAAGTTGACAGTTGTTGATTCAACTCCTCCTTTTGATGTTGATGACGAGCCAGCAGAAGCTGT